GATGGCGCTTCCGCGAACAGAAATCGTCAAATCCGGGTCGACCGACCAAGCGCACCTCCTGAAGAAATGCGTCGCCTACTACAGTCAGCCCGCGCCCGATTGGTGGCGATCCGACGACCCGCCGGCCGCACCTGACTGGGTGCATGCTGTGACCTGGGGCTACGACGTGCAGGGCTCCGAGGTATGGGGTGCGGCGATCGGCTGGGGTGCGCGAGGTGAGCGGCAAATCCTCTGGTCCGGCAGCTTTGCGCGATCCGCAGGGACGGCAGATTCCGACATCGAAGATGCGGCATTCGCATTCCGGCGCCCGTGGATTGTGCAGGGCGTGCAGCGGAAACCTGTTCGAGGGATGATGGACTCCGGATATCGGACGCACTCCGTCTACCGGATCTGCGCCAAGACGCCTGGGCTCTACCCGTCAAGAGGCCGCGTCGACATGCGCGACCCGATGGCGATCTCCTCTGTTGATCGGCTCGACGCCAACAGGCGCACGATCCAGGGGCGCGTCGAGCTCATCATGATTCACACGACCTATTGGCAAGACCAGTTGGCGGCGGCTCTTGAGGCGGATCCTGGGCGCCAATTCGGGGCGATGCACCTACCGGCAAACCCGCCTGCCGAACTCCTGCGCCACCTGGTCGCGGAGCGGAAGCGCCAAATCAAATCTCGGGACGGCACGCTTCGATACCAATGGGTCGCGCACGACGCGAACAACCACCTACGAGATTGCCTGGTCTACGCCACCGCCGCCGCTGGTCACGCGAAATGCCTCGACCTGCAAGCGAGGAAAGCGGCGCCCGCGCCCGTTGCCGCGCCTGCCGTAGCCGATACTGTGGCGCCTGCTGCCGCGCCCCCTGCGCCAGCTCCGCCGCGCCTGTCGCCTCTCGCGCGGATGGCTGCGGCCCGGTCGGCGAATGCTCAGAGGATCACCAGCCAGCGCATTTAGTTTTTTTGGGTTGTTTGTGTTTTTTGGGTTTTTGCGTTTATATTCCGTCCATGGCGACGTTTACCACATGGACGGCGTACAAGACGCAGGTGCTTGATGCGATCGTCTCTGGCGTCAACGCCGGAACAATCGCCCTGCAATCCGTGTCCCCTGTTGGCCCTGATGGCGTCGCGCAGACGTTCCGGAATCTGTTGGAACTGGAGCGGCATGTCGACTGGGTGACCAATAAGGTCGCCATCGAAAACGCCTCGACTGATGGTCGCGGTCGCCGCCTCTTCCTGGCTGCGGTCCGTTGAGCGCCTCTGCCCGCAAAGACTTTGGTCGCGTCGCTTCAATGCGTCGGCGCGAACCAGTCAAAATGTGGGCGAATCCGTTTGACGGCGCCGGGAGCGATGCGTATTCGTCCCGGTTTGATCCCGTTGAGCAAGCGCCAGACTCCGACCTCTCGATGGGGCTCCCGAAGCTGCGCGCCCGGTCGATGGACCTTGTCCGCAATGATCCGATTGCCTACGGGATTCTTGACGTAATCTGTCGCGACGTGGTCGGCTCCGGTCCGCGCTTCCGATCGACCCACAAAGACGACGCGATCTCTGATGCGCTTGACGCCTTCTTTTCCTCCTGGTCCCGCGTGGCTGGATGGGACGGAGTGTCCAGCCTGAAGCAGGTCATGGACGGGATCGTCAACGCCGCGAACATGTCCGGCGATGTCCTGATCCTCTGGCCTGACGTTGGCGATGGATCCGGCCCGCGCATCGACCTGGTCGACGCCCGCCGGATCGATACGCCGTCCACGCATCCCGAGTGCGCGACGTGCCGCCTTGGCGTCGGGTACGACAAGTTTGGCCGCGTCCTTGGCTACTACGTCCGCAAAGATGCCGACGAAGGCGGCGCGAACCGGCGCGAAGACTTCTACTGGTTTCCGTCCCGCAAGAATGGGCGGATCAACGCCTACCTGTTCAAGCGGCCCGGCGTGTACCGCCCCCGTCAATCTCGCGGCTTGCCTCTCCTGGCGCCTGGGATCCATGACCTGAAGGATTGCCGCGAGTACCGCAGGACCGAACTTCGGCGCGCTGATCAGGCGGCAAAAGTGGTGATGGTCATCAAGACCCCTGACCCCAAAGCGATCGCGGACGCGTTTGAAAATTCGTCTGTCGATGAGGCTGGAGAGGCTGGGCTTGATCAGTTGCTTGGGCGCTCCTACGGCAACACGCCGCACGGGTCGATGTTGTCCCTGGGGCTTGGCGAAGACGCCTCAATCGTTACGCCGCCCACGGTCAATTCCGGGTATTGGGCGTATGTAGAGGGGCAGCTTCGCGCAATCGCGCCTATGACCGGGTTTCCTGCGGAGGAGATTTTCAAACTCTGGAAGGATTTGAACTTCTCGAATTCCAAAGGGATCCAACTCCTCGTTCGCGAAGCAATCCGCGACTGGCGCGAATGCTTTTTCGCGATCCTTGACGAGACCGCCAGGCTCGGGATCCAATATGCATGGGCGACCGGGGCGCTTGGGCGAATCTCGTTTTCCGCCGATCTCTACGCCCACAAATGGGACTTCGACGAACGCGAATGGATCGACCGCCCGAAGGAAATTGGCGCCAATGCCGAAGCGGTTGCGACCGGCCAAAGCTCGATCATCGAGATCTGCGCGGCCAACGGTAAGAACGCTTTCGAAGTCGTGGATGAAAATTTGTCCGTCGAGAAGTACGAGGCCGAACAGCGCGCAAAGCTGAAGATCCCGAAGGCTTCGCCCGACTCACAAAAGCCGGCTCCTGTCGAGGCGCCAGAAAAGGACGACGACGATGTCTGATCTGACGATCTACGGGGAAATCGGCTGGGATGTTTCGACTGCGTCATTCCACCGCGCGCTGATGGGCGCGCCCGCCGGATCCGTCACCGTGCGAATCAACTCTCCGGGCGGGTCAGTTTTTGACGGCCTGGGGATCTACTCTCTTGTCCGCAATCATGGCGACGTTACCGCGATCATCGACGGGCTCGCCGCTTCCGCCGCATCCATTCCGTTTGTCGGCGCCTCTCGCCGTGTCATGGCGCCCGGAACCATGCTCATGATCCACAACCCTTGGAGCATGGTAGGCGGTACCGCCAAAGACATGTACAAGGAAGCCGAAACGCTCGAAGCGATTGCACTCGAAATGGCAAAGCTCTACTCCGCTGCGTCGGGAGGAAAGATCGACATCGAGAAGGCGCAAGCCATGATGGACGAAGAGACTTGGCTCACCGCTGAACAGGCGATGGAATGCGGGCTTTGCGATGAGATTTCCGGCAAAGCCAAAGCCTTCGCAAAACTCACCGAGCGGACCATGTACCGCAAAACCCCCAAGGAGGTCACTATGTCCGTGACGCCCACCGAAAACACAAGCAAGCCCGGGTTGTTCGACCGCCTGGTGGCCCGAATCACGGTTGACTCGACCGCAGTTCAGGCAGAGCTGACGGAGGCTGTCACGGCCCTCGCTGACGCCGCCGCCAAGGTGACCGCGCTGGAGTCGGAAAAGGCCGCGCTGACCACCGCCCACGCCACCGAAATCGAGGCGATGAAGGCCGAGCACGTCAAGGCGCTGGAGGATGCGAAGGTCCAGGGCGCCCAAGAATTCGCGGCAAAGGGGTTGATGGACAATTCTCCCGCTCCCCTGCCACACGTCGAGATTGCCGACGAAAGCAGCATGAGCCATTCCGCGAAGTGGCAAGCGCTGTACGACGAAAAGAAGTTCTCGGAAGCCGCCGAATACCGGAAGGCTCACCTAAAAGAAATCCAGGAAGGCAGGTAAGAAATGGCTATCACGACTCTGAATATGACCGAGGTGTCGCGGGATGTTTTCCCCGCTCTCGTGTCCACCATTGGCCCTGTGCTGGACGCGACCGTCCGCGTTACGAAGGATCCCGCTGCAAAGACGGTTTCTGTCAACGTGTTCGCCGAGCAGACGGGGCGCGAATACACCCAAGGCGACGGAAGTTGGACGACCGATTCCGCCAGCACCACGGCGATCGATGTGACGATGACTCAGGTCTACCACATCATGAAGATGAACCAGCTTAGCGCCGGGCAGACTCCGGTTGACCTGGTGGCGGAATACCTGCCTGTGATTGGTCGCGCCATCGGAAACAAGATGTTCGCGATGCAAAATGCACTGGTCACCGCCGCCGCGTTCACCAACGTTCAGGCCGCGATCACGGTCGCGAACTTCGACGCCGACGATGTCGCTGATTTCGCGACCGGGCTTTCTGTCGCGAAGGCTTCGGAATTCGGCAGGTATGGCGTGTTCGAGCCCACCTACTACGGCGCGCTGTCGAAGGACAACGCAATCCAGGCTGCTTACGCATTCGGAAGCGACAGCGTGATCACCCGGAACGAAATTCCGAGCGTGCACGGCTTCCGCCTGCACAAGGCGTCCAGCATCGCCGCTTCTAGCGACGTTGCCGCGCTTGAAGGCTGGTTCGCGGCTCCCGAAGCGTTCGCCGTGGCGTTCGCTCCGTCGGCTGTTTCGACCCCCTGGGCGCCCACCTACGCACAGATTGGAACCTTCACCGAAGCCACCACCGGCATCACCATGACAACCCGTATCTGGGACGGAAACGACGGCAACGTCTACATCGGCGGGTTCGTCGGGTTCGGCATCTCGCGCGGTCAGACTGCCGCGCTGACCATCCTCAAGTCGGCCTAAGCTGACGACGGGGCGAGCAATCGCCCCGCCCTCTTTTCTCCACCAGGAGCAACACCGAAATGATCAAGAAACTGGCGATCCTTGCGATCGAAAAGGCAGACGGAACGGTCGAACTCCAGGCCGGGGAGAAGGGCGAAATTCGCGAATTCACTCGCGACCTGATCCGCTCCCTCAACGACAATCCTGGCCACGACATCGCGCAGGTGACGGCGCTATCCTTGGACGGCACACTCAAGCGTCGCAGGTGGAAGGAGAACTGGCCCGCCGAAGTCGTGGCGCCCGTCGTCACACCTACCGTCGTCTCTATTCCGCAGGCGCCCGCCGAAGCCGTGGCGATTCCTTCCGACGAGCCCGACGATCTCCCCGAATTCGAGGGAGATCCGGACGGAGAGGACGAAGCCGAATCTGCGCCCGACGAGGAAGCGGAAAAGGTTGCTTTGCGCAAGAAGTTGCGCGACGCTGGCGTTTCGTACTCCCCCCGCTCCGGCCTTGAATGCCTGCGCGGACTCGTGGAGAAGAACGGGCTCTGATGGCTCGCAAGGCTGGCATAGATTGGAAGGCTGTTGGCGCGTCTCTCAACACGCTTGCGGCCACCATGTCAAAAGCTCGCGAGCGAACGCCAGCGATGCTTGGGTTTGCCAGCGGCACCATACTCCAGCAGGCTGGCATCGTGCTTCGTTCTCGCTACATCGTCTCCGGGGCATATGCCGTTGAAAACGGGAGCAGGATCAACTACACCACGCCGCCAGGCGCAACGCACGGCCTGATCAAAACGCGCAAACTTAGCAGATACGGGGAGCCGTTCGGGCGTGATGAGCGTGGAAGATGGCACAAACTGCAACCTAGCGAAGTCGTGACGGAAATCACGACAGAACAAAAGTTGTTCGTGAAAGGCAAGTTTGTTTCGCGAACGAAAGCCCTTGAGGGGTTCGTAAACGAGCTTGCTACAGCTCCACCAGAAGAGCGAGTTGGATACCTTCTCGCCATCCAGCCTGGGCGAACCATCAAAGATGATCTTGAGGCCGGAGTCGATGAAAACGGCGGCGGATACCTGACCGCAACTGGCGGATATGCCGCCGCCGAACGCGGGTCTCGTGGACGCGGACAACACGGCGTTCGCGGCATCTGGCGCGCTCTCCGCTCCGTGCAAGGGCGGTGGGCTACCATCGTCCGCAAGCGATACCCTGACCTTCTCAAGCTGCCGAAGGTGCGGTCATGAGCACGTCGGCGGGAATTCTGATCAAGGCGATTGGCGACGCCCTCCTTGCCTCGCTTGGCGCGACGTATTCTGTCAAGTACGGCGCGACTGATTGGTCCGGCGTTGGCCGCGATCATTCGGCGCCGACAATCGATGTCCGCTACACGCAGGAGGAAGAGGAGATCCAGGGGAATACCACCTCTCGGGTTCGGCCTCGGATCTCCGTCTATGTCTCGCGCCCGCATACTGCCGACCCATCTACGATCGCCTCGCATCAATCGACGCTCGATCTCATGGCTGACGTTCGCGGCGCTGTTGACGCTCTATGCCGCAATCACTCCAACAGATCCGCTCCTATCGCTGGATTCGCTGGCCCTATCTTTTACGATTCGGCGACCTCAACGTCAGCCGTCATGTCGACAGGCGGTGATTCGTCTGGCGTCGAGTCAGTGACCATCGATTTCCAACTCAGGTACTTCCGTGCCGCAGGAGGCCGCTAAATGATCGAGCAATTCCGCCAACTCGGATATAAGACCGAAGTTGTCGAGCTGACCGCCGGAACGCTGGTCGCTGCAGACTTCGACACCTACTGGGAAAATCCGATCATCAGGCGCGAGTCGACGCAGAATGTCCGGCGCCCTGCGCGTGCGTCGTTCTCGCCGATCCAGGCGGTCGGTGGCGCGTTCTCCGGCACGGTATCCGGCACGTTCGAGCCCCGCCCTTCCGGAACCGATGGCACGGCGCCAGACTGGTACCAGCTCGCCGCTGCATCTGGTGGCGTGGTCGCTGGCGACGTTGTGACCTGGGGCGCAGAATCTGCCGCATCCTCAATTCTCGGGACGGCCTGCACATTCAAAAGCCGCGACGGCGAATACGAACGGACCTTGGCGGGCGCGCGCGTCTCAAAGCTCCGCTTCTACGCTGTCGCTGGCGAGCGTTGGCTGTGCGATCTCGAAGGCGCTGGCCGCTACTCCAAGGCCGCACAAACCGCGCTCGTTGCCGCTGCTCATCCTTCGTCTGGCGCGGGCATGCCGTTTCTTGGGCTCCCCGTCTCTGTCGGTGGATTCACAGGCGCCGTCGCTGAGGCGGAAATCGAGATCACGAACACTGTTTCGATGATCGAAGACGGTGGGCACGCATCCGGAAACGGGGCGACCCGCATCACGGCGCAGGATCTTCTTTTCCGTGTCATCCTAGAAGAAGACGGCTCGATCGACTGGGAAGCCAAGGCGCGGAATGCTGCCGTCGGCGATGTGCTTGCCGTCTCCTGCCAGATGAGCGCCGGGACTGCTGGCAATGTGCTGACCTGGACCGGCAACATCTACCTCTCGGAAGAGCCCGCGATCACCTACCGCGAAGGCATCGGTTACGTCGAGCTCATCGGAAATTTCTTCACTACCGGGGCGGGCGCAGCGCTCACCCTAACCCAGTCGTAAGGATCTGCCATGTCTGGAATCTACTTGGAGCCCGAAGCAACGTTTTCCGTCTCCGTGGTCCACAAGGGCGGCGCGCAATTCGAGGTGGTCGACGGCGCGGAAGTCGTGCTTTCGACGCTCACCGGCCGCGAACACCACAAGGCCGCGCGCGCAATCCGCGAACAGAATGGCGATCTCCTGTACACCGTCGTCGAGGATCATTTGATTTCCGGAATCGACCCGAAAAAGGTTGGCGCGCTCCATCCGAATGTCGTGACGCTTCTTGCGTTTGAGATCATGAAGCGGTCGCACCTGACGGAGATCGACGCGGGAAACTGATCATTGCCTTCCGGCTGCTGACAGGGCAGTACGGGCGCGGGGCTGCGGCTTGCCAGTGCTCACCCGGAAGGCATACGGACAACAAAATCCAGCGGAGGAAATGGGGATGCGACGAGAGATCAGATCGGCAAATCTTCGCGGATCCGCTGACAGGAAAACCGGAGTCGACAATGTTCGACCTCCGGCGATGCCCTGCACATTCCACGTCGGAGGACTGGGCGCGTGTCGTACGCACCTGGTCGATGTTTGGCGGGCGCGATGACTGGGGTCCGCTTCCGGTCGCTGGCGGGTGGCTTGACCAAACTGAGTGGTTTGCTGATGCAAGCCGGATCCTGTCCGCAGAGCGGGCGCGACTCGTTGAGCGTCGTGAAGAAGACGCCAAACGAGAGCGAGAATCCGCCGCGAGAAAAGTCAGAGGTCGACGGTAATGGCTGACGAGAAAGTCCGGTATGTCCTCGACGTAGACGACAAAGGATCTCCGAAGCTCATCAAGTTCGGCGACAACGCGAAGAGCGCGGGGAAGAAAGCGGAGAAGGGGTTTGCTGACGCCGGCAAAGCTGTCTCGGATTTCGGCGATCAGATTCCTGGTGTATCCGGCGCGATGCAGAAGATGGCGGCTGGCCCTGCTGTAATGGCTGGCGCGGCGGTTGCGGCGCTTGGCATCGGGTTCGCGTCGATGGTCAAGAAGTCGATTGACTTTGCCGACAACATGAATGACCTCTCCATTCGTCTCGGGATCTCAACGGAGCGGCTTTCCGTGCTGTCCCTCTATGCCGAGCAGAGCGGCACCGACATCGACACGCTTGCTACGGCGATGGGCAAATTGGGGGTGAAGATCTCCGAGGGCGACAAGGATCTGAAGCGCTGGGGAATCACGGCAGGCACGAGCGATGAAGCTCTATTCCAGCTTGCCGACCGGATCGCCGCGACAGAAGACCCGATGTTGCGGCTCAAGATCGCGACAGATGCATTCGGGAAGAGCGGGCAAAACATGCTACCGCTCCTAGTTCAGGGTGGCGACGCGCTAAAGTCGATGGCGGATAGTGCGCCAACAGTTACCGCTGAAATGGCGAAGATGTCGGACCAGTTCAACGATATTTCCGCCGAAGCATCCGGAAAGTTCCGCGCAATCGGCATGGAGATCGCAATCGATCTTTTGCCGCATCTGATCAAAGCCGTCGAGCTCGCCAAAGAATTCGCCAACTCATTCGCTGGTGGGCAGAAGAAGGCGGAGAGCGGCGCAAAAAATTGGACCGACGAAGCGGCGCGCATCCAGAGCGAAATGGATGACCCCTCGATATCAGCATGGCGTAAAAGGGTTCTGCAATCGGAACTCAACAACGCAAAACTGATGGCGGGGAATTTCCAGAAGCAGGCGAACGAGCTAGCGATTGGCGCGATGTCTGGTCCTGGAGGCATGGGCGGATATCGCGGCGAAGATGTCAAAGCGGCGGAAAAGGCCAAATCTACGGCATCCGCGTTTGGCGCAGCCGCAGCGCCAGTTGCTGCACGCACAGAAAAAGGACGCGCGACCGAAGTCGACTTCCAACCGATCGAAGAAGAATGGCAGAAGCAACACGGCGGGTTGATGGGAGTTTCGGTCGACGCAGAAAAAGCGCTTGGCCCTGACTACTACTCAAATATTCCTGTATCGCCAAAAGCGATGGAGCACCTTGAAGCGCAGCGCAAAAAGGCCGACGCGATCGCGGATGCCAGCGTCGCGAAACAGCGAGAGCAGATTGCAAGCATCGCGCAGGGGGCTTCCGGCGTGCTGTCGAATTCGTTCATGCAGGTAGACGAGGGCGCCAACGCTGTGTTTCAATCGATCGCTGACGGGTTTGCCAACATGATCGCGCAGATGGTCGCCGAATTGGCCGCGAACGCTGTAATCCTGGCGCTCCTCAATATCGTTGCTCCTGGCTCTGGAGCAGTGTTTTCCGGGGGGCTCAGTGGGCTATCTGGCCTCGTCCTTGGGCGCGCAACCGGCGGGCCACTTCCGGGCTCTGGCGCCGTCATGTACAACGAGCGTCGCGAAGAGGCGATCATCCAGCGCGGACCTGCCAGGGTTGAACCAACTTCGGAATCAGGCAACACCTACGTTTTCCAGGTGCAAAACCCAGCTCAAGCCGCAACACTCCAGCGATCCATCGAGCGCGAGAAGCGGCAAGGGAGGCGTGGCATCCGATGAGTACACCACTGGCCACATATGCGGA